TGCTGCAACGAATACAGGAGATAGAAGTGCTGCAACGAATACAGGATATAGAAGTGCTGCAACGAATACAGGAGATAGTAGTGCTGCAACGAATACAGGAAATAGAAGTGCTGCAACGAATACAGGATATAGAAGTGCTGCAACGAATACAGGAGATAGTAGTGCTGCAACGAATACAGGATATAGTAGTGCTGCAACGAATACAGGATATAGTAGTGCTGCAACGAATACAGGAGATAGAAGTGCTGCAACGAATACAGGATATAGTAGCGTTGCAACGGTAGAAGGTAAAAACAGTATTGCCTGTGGGTTAGGTATTCGAAATAGAGCAAAAGCCAGCAAAGGCTCATGGATTGTCTTAGTAGAATGGATTGAGGAAAATGACAAATGGACGATAAAAGATATTAAGACCGCCAAAATTGATGGTAAAAAACTCAAGGCAGATACTTTTTATGAGTTAAAAAAAGGCAAATTTATTAAATCAAAAAAATAACGATTATGAAATTACTCAATAAAATTAAATTTGAAATGGCAAATGTAAGCGATGCTTTAACCATGTTGCCAAGAGTTAATGCAATTTCTATGCAATTCAACAACTGTGAAATTGAAGAAATGAAAGAATGCGAAAAAGAATTAAACGGACGTCTTGAATACAAAGAAGAATTTAAAATGATGAAATTTTTCTATACAGATGGACTGATTACCATTCATTGCTGGTCGAAGCCTTGTAAGGTTGTTACAACGGTGGAAATAATTACAGAATAATTTTTAAGAGTCAAAAAAAATAGTTATATTTAACAAATAAACCTAAAAAAATGAATTACAATTCAATTAAAACAAAGTTAGAAAAATATCCGCCTATACAGGTTGGAATATTTATCACTTATTTAAAGCAACTCAAAACGGACAAAGACAAGGAAGGCGTTTTAAAGAATAAATGGTTTGCATACGCCAAAGAAGATGAGTTGATTGAGTTATTTGAAAAGGTGGCAAAAGACAATATTTATATTGATGGGGATAGTGTTACCCTGTCATACAGAAATAAAGTCATATTGACTTATAATTATCAGGCATACAAAAATCTCGTGTTGAATATTTACCCTGAAACAATATTTGACATTCAACTTGTGTATGAAGGTGATGAATTTTTCTTTAAGAAGTCGAGTGGTAAAATAATATACGAGCATACAATCACAGACCCATTTGCAACAAAAAAAATCATTTCTGGAGCCTATTGTATCATAAAAAACAGTAGAGGAGAATTTCTTGAAACAATAAACACGGAAGACATCGCAAAGATGAAAGCAGTTGCCAAGACAAAAAACATCTGGAACGAATGGGAGAGTGAAATGGTTTTGAAATCTGTGATAAAAAGGTCGTGTAAACGTCATTTTAAAGACATCGTAGTTCATGTAGAAGTATTAGACAATGAAACAAACGACCTTGATAAATTAGAGCTGACAGAGGAGCAAAATAATTTACTTGAAAGAACTGAGGCATTATTACCTGAAAAAATAAAAGACGAAACCCGTGATGCTTTAAAAGACCGCATCAAATCTAAAAACTTTCTGCAATATAAAACAGATATTTTAAATTACTTAAATAAAATTGAAGCATGAAACCAACATTTAATATATCTTGCAGTACGATAAAAGGATGGAACCAAGTTGACATGGGCGAAATGTGTGGCCTTTATTTCAAAGCAGCGTATATTGACAAGACGATTCCATTTCAGAGTCGCCCCGCCTTTGTAATAGGACAATGGGCGGAATATATGATGACAGGGGTAACTCCAAGAGACGGAGCACCAGAACCAGTATATTTAAAAGACGGAAAAACATTAAACACTCAGTTTCAAAGATTAAAAAATCAGGCAGGTATTTGGAAAGAGTATTGCAAAAGAAAGGGAATAGAAAATTACAAAACAGGGCGAACGATTGAGTTTGAATTCAACGGCTATACAATTAAAGGAGTGCTAGACGTTGATTATATGAATGGTGACCGCTTTACTATTATAGACATAAAGACATCGGGCTATCTGGATAATAAATGGGAGTCTAATGGTTGGAAAGATATTGAAAATAAAAAATTACTCACCATTCAAGCACCGGGATATATTTGGCTCGTTCACAAGGCACTTGGAATTCCTATCGATAAAATTGACTTCTATTTTTATGTCATTCATTCAAATCACGATTACGAAAGGAAAATATTTAAAATAATCTGCACAGAAGCATCTTTAAAATGGTTTGAAAGTGAAATTAATTACATTTCAAAATCTATAGAACATAATGAACTTCTTGGTTGGCCAAGCACTCAAAAATTCGAACATTGTGTCGAATGCGAACTTCGTGCAAATTGTTCTCGTAGATTATATGACCCAGAACCATTAAATGTTTATCATATATGATAAAGAAACGTTCCGAGTATTGGAGTATGATTTTTTACGACTTAAAAGACAAATGATATTATGAAAACAGAACTTGAAATTGCAAACGAAAGGATATTAGAATTGGAGGAGCAAGTAAAAAAACTTACTTCCAATACTGTGTTAGCGGTTCGTTGCCCCCTTATAGAAATTGATGCAGAGACATTACAAATGTGTATTGATATGTATAATGGAGGCGAAAAACTGACTGCTATTAAATGGCTAATTGAGGAGGCAAAGCAAGATACATACACATTTGGAATTAAGTGGGCAAAGGAATATTTTGAAAGGATAGGGCTTGAAGCGGTGGAAGGCAATGACCGCTAACGGCTGAGTGTAAAAAATCGTTTTAATGTTTTTTACACTTTGTTAGCAGTATGTAATTTTATCCCTTTTGAGCGTGGGATGCTCACAACATAATTAATTAAATAAAAAATGAAAAAGAAAGAAGTACAAATGGAAGAGTGCGATTGCATTTCAAAAGTAGCTGAAAACATTAAAGCAAAAATTACAGCCGACCAAACTGAGAAGCAAAAAGGATACAAGATGCTGAACGGAAATTGGGAACATCATAGTTGGTATCCGAAAGTTCGGCTGTATTCAAATTACATAATTGAAAGCACTTTTGAAAAGAAGGATGGAAGTACAAGCAAACCAAGAAAAGACCATGTAAGTATTTTTTATTCTTATTGCCCATTTTGCGGTAAACCATTTCCGAAGTAATGGTGCGTTGGCGGGATAAAATTATTACTGCTAACGGCACTCGGCTAAAGTGTCGTTTTAATGCACTTTTAGCCGATGTTATGTTGGTGCGTAGGGCATTTGAGCGAGGGGCAGTTAAATATTTTAAATTAAATTTTTGCGAGGGAATTAATAACTAAAAACTAAAAAGATGAAACTATTTTTTGACACAGAATTTACAGGGTTGCACAAAAACACAACCTTAGTTAGCATTGGAATAATTGCTGAAAACGGCAAAACATTTTATGCGGAACTTACCGACTATGACCAAAAGCAAATTAATGAATGGTTACAGAAAAATGTAATTGAGAACCTAACCATTGACAAGGATAGCTTAGGTAAGTTTGGGGATGATGCGAACTGGCTTGTAAGAGGCGATACAGCAAGCATAAAATATTATTTAGAGGAATGGCTAAAGCAATTTGAAAAGGTTGTGTTTTGGAGCGATTGCCTTAGTTACGATTGGGTTTTGTTTAATCACATTTTTGGACACGCATTTAGCATACCTGAAAATGTTTACTACATACCATTTGATATATGCACACTATTTGAACACAAAGGAATTGATGCAGATATAAGTAGAGAAAGGTATGCTGAAATTACCAACGACAAAGGACAAAACCAAACATCGGAATATATGATGAAGCACAATGCTTTGTATGATGCTAAAGTGATTAAACTTTGTTACGAAAAACTGTGCGGTGGGAAAATTTAATTTAAAATATTTAATTGAACATAACGAATAGGGCTATGTGGCGTGGCTTTTCGCCATGACATATAGGACATGTTAGCAACTGTATGGGCGTCAATTACCTACAAACGCTAATACGAGGTACACAGTAATAATTTTATTTTTTTAGGGAGGGAAAATATTTTGAAAATAACGACAGAAGAATTGCACGAACGGCAGAAATGGACACTTGAACAAAAGATTGACCATAGCTTAGGAACATTAGAACAGTTCTACAATTATACAGATGGAAAATGTGTAGTAATGTTTTCAGGCGGAAAAGACAGTACGGTTTTATTACATTTAGCAAGAAGAATGTACCCGAACATTAAAGCAGTTTTTGTAAACACAACGAATGAGTTTTCGGAAATATTAAAGTTTGTGAGGCAAACAGATAATGTTGATGAAATAAGACCCAAAATGACATTTTCTCAAACAGTTGAAAAATATGGATTTCCTTTAATATCAAAAAAAGTTGCAAAGGCAATACAATACATTAAATACCCATCACCAAAAAATGATAAAGTTCGCAACTTAGTTTTGACTGGATATAATTCTAAAGGGCAAAAATGCGAAAGTTATAAACTTGCTAAAAAATGGTATTTTTTGAAAGATGAAGTTTTTGAAATTACTCATAAATGTTGCGAAATATTGAAACATAAACCATTTGCCGAATACCAAAAACAAAATAATGTTTATCCCATTACTGGAATTATGGCAGACAATAGCCAACAAAGGAAAGGAAACTATTTGCAATATGGGTGTAATATTTTGAATAGTAAAAAGGCTGTAAGCAGACCTTTGAGCATTTGGAATGATGATGATGTTTGGAATTACATTAAGAGATATAATGTTCCTTATTGCGATGTTTACGACAAAGGGGAAAATAATACTGGATGTGCTTATTGTGGATTTGGCTGCCATTTGGAAAAAGAAAGCAGATTTGAACGGTTAAAAGAACGAGAACCGAAACGATACGGGCAAATGATAAAATTAACTAATAATGGAATTACTTACGAAACTGCAATCCAAACGGTTTTGAAAAAACCTAATGAGCGAGGGCAAAAAAAATAAAATTATGGGATTAACCGATAAACTTTCAAACGAGGTACGAACTAAGCCCATATTGTTGCTAACGGTCGCAAATATATTGTCGTTTTAATGCAATATATTTGCTGTTATACACTGGCACGGTTAATTTAGTAGAAACTTAAATTGAAACAAATAAAATAAAATTATGGTAGCAGAAATTAAAAATCTCAATTCTTATGTTAAAGAGTTTGGGGAAGAATTACACAAAACACATTTGGCTTATGCAATGGACAAAACACTTGCAGAACAAAGAGCAAAAGAAATAATTGATGATATTATTGAAAATGGATTGGAGCAAACAACTGTTGTGCGGTTTCCAAAATTGAGAGAACAAAATAAAGTATCATATCAGCAATTATGTGAAAAATATACTACAATTACATTAGAATATGTTTTTGCTCTTTGTGGTGGAGAATTGAGATGGATTCTTCAATAATTTTATTTTACACAAATACTAAATTGGAACACTGATGTAGTGCTTGTGTATAACATAGTATAGAACTAATGACCTTTGCAAACAACTAATAATCAAATGCAAAATTCGGACAACTATAAAATAGTTTATTCAAATCATTTTACATTTAACGGTAAAACTTTGGCCTTTAGAAAAGGATATTTGTTCGATATTAGTGGAATTAGTCCGTTATATTTGCCAATAAAAGAAGATAACGGTTGTCAGGGTTGGTACATCACAACAAAAGGTATTAGGAAATGGTTAGGTAAAGAAAAGGCAAAAGAATTAGCCGGACAAAGAATGCCTATTGAAGTTGATGTAAGTTATCTGCAATGGTGTACGCAAATCGAACTGGATGAATGTTTTAATTTAGAAAATAATGGCAAGACTAAATATTGAAAGACAAAAAAAATTAGAGCCGTTTCGAATGAATACCGCTAAAAAAAATATTCAAGAACTTGGTTATAATGTTACCGTAATAAGTAAAACATGTTTAATGTTTGAATATAAAGGCAGTATTATTTCCTATTATCCTTATAGCGGATGGGCTACTGGTAAAACAATAAATGATGGCAGAGGACTTGATAATTTATTAAAACAGATAACAAATGGCACGTAGAATTGAGACATATGGAACAACGAAAAATGGAAAACATTCCATTTCATACAGGGATGTATTTATGCAACAATGGGCGGCATTAGGGGACTGTAAGTTTAAAATCACAGTTGAAAAATTATACAAAAAACGCTCAACCTATACAATCAATGAAGACGGAAAGGAAGGGCGTGGAGAAAACGGATATTATCATCACATTATAGTTTCAACATTTATTCGTGGTTGGTTTGAAACTCACGGAGTGTGGATAACACACGCCAAAGCACATGAAAAGCTCAAAGACGAATGCAATTATAAGGAATGGGTCAATGAAGCAACTGGAGAAATAAAACAAGTAGGTCAAAGCACAGCAGATTTAACAACTGTTGAATTTGAAGAGTTTTGTGAAAGATGCAGAAATTGGATATTCGAATGGTTTAATATCGTGGTTAAATTACCAAACGAGCAAGGAGAATTGGAATTTACTCCATAATAACGTGCAAAATAGTTATTAAACATAAAATTAGTTAAAAAAGGAAAGAAAATAGGTCGTATATTCGTAGAATTATAAACCAATAAAACCATAGCGATTATGACAAATTACGAGAATGAAATAATGGAACTGTTAAAGGGAGAAACTCCCAAGCAGAAGCATCATTATCTATGTGAAATAAAAAAATATTTTGACAAAGAGATAACACCCGAAATAGAATCAGTACTATTATCAACCGTTAATGAGTTAAATCAAAAGGGTGAAAAAATGTATAAAGAACAAGGAACTTCAAGTTATATTGAAAGATGTATAAATTATGATGCAACTATGCTTATCTATGCTTGACAAATAAAAATAGAGTTGAAAAACTTACATTTATTAAATGGCAGGAACAAATACAAAAATTAAAACAATAAATATATGTCAATAAATAAAGTTATTTTGATTGGAAATTGTGGAAAAGAACCCGTAATAAAAGTTCTTGCAAATGAAGTAAAAGTCGCTTCATTTTCAATAGCAACCACAAAAAGCTATAAAAAGCAATCGGGTGAATATGAAAAAATAACAACGTGGCACAATATCACAGCATGGAGAGGTCTTGCCGGAGTAGTTGAAAAGTACGTTCACAAAGGCACTCAACTATACATTGAAGGAGAAATAAGCAATCGAAGCTATGACGACAAAGACGGAATAAAGCGTTATTTGACAGAAATAGTCGCTTTAAACATAACCTTGCTTGGTAAGAAAAGCGATTCGGAAGGAACGACAGACGAAAAGCCTATTGACGTAAATGTTGATATTAATATTCCATCGGGTGCTCCAAGCGACGACCTTCCTTTTTAATATAACTTATAACAACGATTATGAAAGAACAACAGAAAAAAGAACAGATTCTCGACAGTTTACCTTACAGGGAATATGTCGTACAAGGTGAGCCATTGTGGAATGACAAATCAGTATATTTAGCAATGGAGTTATTCGGGCAATATAAAATACAGGAACAAGAAAAAAATAACAATATTCTTTCCTATATATCAGTCGCTCTTGTTATAGGTTGTATTATAGCAGGGTTTTGGGTAACTGGATTAAAACAAGACAATAGAACAATAAATACAATCAATGACAGAAATTACAATATAGCAAAGAACGCCATTCAAGTACTGAAAGAATACAATAAACAAAAGCTACTGTTGAATGATGTCACTTATTTTATTGGGCTTAGTGATGAAGAGCAAAAGCAACATACCAATAAAACCAAAAAACAAAGAGCCTTTAATTTTAATATTAATGATACTTTAAGTTTCGGAACATTATCGACAAATTAAATGGCACAGCGTTGTAAATATTGTCACAGTAAATTTATCCCAGTCTTTTTTAATCAAAAGGACTGCGGTAAAGAAATATGCCGTGACAAATTCGTGAAAGAAACATTGGAAAAAGCAAAGAAAAAACGTGAGAAAGATGCTAAAAAGGAACAATTAACACAAAGAAAGAATCGAAAGATTGAAAAGGACAATATTAAAACTCTTGGACAATGGAAAAACACTTTACAGCCATTAATTAATCAAATCGCCAGACTCATTGATTATGGCCAACCATGTATTGCAACCGGAAGTTATGTTGGAAAAATGAATGGAGGACATTGTATAGCTGTAGGTGCAAATTCTACGCTCCGCTATAACTTACATAACATTCATATTCAAAGTGAGCATTCAAACAGTTACAAGGGCGGAGATAGCATTCGTTACAAGCAAGGAATTGAAAAAGTGTATGGAAAGGATTATTTAGAATTTATTGAAAGTCTTCACGCATTACCGGAAATCAACTTGTCTATAATAAACATTCAACAGGTCATGCCTATTGTTAGGACTATTATAAAGGAATTAAAGGACAGGGAACAAATATACAATCCAGAAGAACGGATGGAATTAAGGGAACAATTAAACGAAAGAATAGGAATTTATAAATAAATAACATATGACACGACAAGAAGCAGAGGAAGCAATCGCAGCAGGAAAAAAAGTAACTCACAAGAGTTTTCAAGCAACTGAATTTATTCACAATAAAGAAGGACGACTATGTGATGAATTAGGTTTACCTTTAAATACAACCGGAGAATTTTGGTACTGGCATTCAGGTAACGCATGGGAGGAAGGATGGGAAATATTCAAAGAGGAGTAATGGCTGTTATTAAAAACATAGCTGATAACACAAGAATCCATTTAGAGAAATTTTGCGAGAAGCATGGTTATATTCTTGATGTCTGCGAAATGAGAGGAGGTAAAGTGTTTTTTAAAATAAAATTTAAAAGACTTATGGGCGATAAATGTGCCAGTCTAATGCCCGGAGAATATATTTCAGTTGAAAAAGAAGAAGAAATAAAGAATATTAACATATCGGAAATTCAAAAAGTAATATTATCAATCAGAAAAGATTTAGAACGAACGAGTTGATTAAAATAAAAATTCCTAAAGTAGACCCAAATAGTTGGGTGCTTGTGAAAATATATAAAATGAAATATATTAATTTTCTTTTATGTACAAAAAAACCTTCCTTTAGAAAACAAATAGCATTAAAACCTCAAACTATAGCAGGACTTAAAATACCTAAAAACTCTACAATTAACTGCATTTACGAGCATATTAATTACGATGAAATATTAAATAATTGCAGCGTAAGAGGAGAAGAAGTCAATAGGCTGTTAAAATATGTGTTCATGGAAAACCTAAGAAATAAATATTAAAATAAATTTGCATAATACAAAAAAGTAAAGTACATTTAAAGTCTAATTTAAAACAAAAATTATGGGAAAAAATCAAAATGAAATCAAAGTAGAAGAATTTATCTTCAAAGACGTATCGCAGGCAGAGCGTATTCAACTACTTCAGAACAATGCAGAACGACGTGAGGAATTTAGCTATTCCAGGCCATACACTTCTGCGGAACTTGAAAACATGAAAGATGACTTTGCTCAAAAGTCAATTCGTTTAAGCGAAATCAACGATGAATTGGAAGGTATAAAAGAACAATTCAAATCGGTAATGAAACCAATTAAAGAAGAAACAAGCAAACTACTTTCAGGTATTAAATTAAAAACCGCAGTCGTAACCGAATCAGTCTTCTTACTCGCAAATCAAGAAGATGGTACAATGGAATACAGGAACGAGCAAGGATACCTTGTACATTTTCGTAAATTGTTACCGGAAGAACGGCAGTTAAAACTGCAAATCAAACAAACAGGAACAGAATAATAACCAAAAAAAACAAATCAAATGGAAGACGACAAAATTAAAAGCAAAAATAAGAGTACAACTCTTAAAGCATTGGAAACAGGATGTCAGCCCGGCACCTATATCTTTAGAGAAGATTCGCCGCTGGTGATAAAAGAACCAGTACCCGTAAAAATAAACGGACTAATCACATCAGTAAGAAAGTGGATAGAAAAAAGAAGAAGCACTTTGGAACTGTTAAAATGTCACATTATTGTTGACAGAGCAAACATGAAAATATCTTTTGAGCAGGACGAGAACAATCATTACACTAATAAAATTAGTGGTAGTTTAAAACTCAATCCTGATATGACAAAGTTTGGCATTAACAACGACAAACATTACACCACAGAAGAACTGGCAAACTTTATTAAAATGAATCGCCATTTCTTTGAAAAGCCGGAAATTGCAATGAAACTTGTTTCGGACTTAAAAAACTTCGAAGCCAAAGTCAATACTATTCTTGAAAGTAAAAACAACGACAGAGGCAGCGTAAGAAACCTGCAGGAACAAACAGTCAATAGTAATATACCTGAATCGTTTAAATTAAACATTCAAGTATTTCTTGGAATGCCTAAGGAAAAAATTGCTGTTGAAATTATTATTAACGCAAACAACTTCAACTGTTCGTTATTAAGCCCAGACCTTTGTGATTTAATCAACAGAGTCAGGGATAACATTATCGACCAAGAATTAAAACCCTTAGAAAAGGAATTCACAATTATTGAAATTTAAAAACTAAAAAATTAAAATTAAAAAAAATGGAAACAAATATTAATGAAATAGAAATAAACGGAAACGGAAACGGATACGGAAACGGATACTAACATTATTCAACAAATACAGACAAAGGGACTAATGGAAAAATGCTTACCATAAAGCGAATTTATAAAGTTACAACTGAATATTTTCGCTGTCCTTTTGTTTGTCCTTTAAAGATGAAAAATGAAAAAATCAGAAGAAACAAACATTCTTAGAATTGCATTAGGCTTGACAGGAATAGCAACTAACAACAGAACTGTCGATACAATTCTGGAAGTACAAAAGCAAGTGAAGAGGCTTGGAGGAAAATTCAGCGTATCGCATGCCGCTAAAATTGAAATTATGATAGAAAAAAAATATGCAGTTAAAACAAAACCATAATTCACTCCGTATAAAAAAGATTAACTGGTGGATAATTTACTTCTACTATTATAAGGCGAAACTATTAAGAAAGTGAAAGCACAAAAAAAACCAAAAAAGAATGCAAGTTGCGGAAGTTGTTCTCTCATATTGAATGAAGATAGCTTAGGAAATGGCACATGTGATTATTTTAATTATTCAACTAACTGTTCTAAAAAGGGTTGTTATGCTCATAAACAGAAACAAAAGCGCAAATGACAATAAAAAAAATATTGAAATATTTATTAAGTCTTAGAATAGTAAGTAACTTATCAGAAAAAAGATTACTTTCTTCTTACAATCAAGCAAGTTCTTATCTGTACATTGAATCAACATTAAAATTTAAACAATATATGTCTTCAAATACAGTAAGAAACACAGCATTTGAATTAATAAATGAGGAACAAAGAAATCACTTAAAAGAAACCATCGCAAAGGATGTGATTAAAATATTAATTAAAGACGGTTATATAGAATTTAACGAGATTAAAAAAGACGAAATAAATTCAACCAAAATAATTGCAAGTATTTGGGTAGGTAAAAAAGAAAAATAATGAAAAGGAAAACAAAACTCGACTTACCGAAAGAAGTTTTAAAGGAGGCGGAAGAGATAATCGCCGACTTGAATGATAAGCAGAAAGCCTTCTGCCGTGAGTATGTTAGGGACTGGAATGGTAGAAGGTCATACCATGCGGCATATCCAAATAATACAAATGAAACGGCCGATGTAAATGCAAGTAAATTACTAAGTAATACTAAGGTTCAGGAATATATAAAATATTTACGCGATAATTTAGAAGAAGCATGTGGAATTTCAAAGCTAAGAATCGTTGAAGAATTAATGGTTTTAGCACTCACGGACACTACCGAAATGTATGATTCATGGATAACAAGAAAAGAATTAAGTGAATTAACTCCGGCATTAAGAGCATGTATTCAAGAGGTATCAACGTCTACTCGTAAAGTGTTTGACCAATCAAAGAAAAAAGACATTGAAGTGGAATTTGTAAAAATAAAATTTTACAGTCGCATTGAAGCAATGAAAGAAATAAAAAAGACACTTGGCTATGATGCTGCTGAAAAGTTTGAAACCAAATTAAATTTAAGTGGAACAATTAAAATATCATATAAATAAAGGGACAGGCGAAAACCTTCAACAGAGTAGCCAAAATATAAATAAATAAAAATATGTATACATTAAGAAGAATTAATTCCGACAAATTAGAAATCAACACAAATTTGAATGAAAATTATGTTTTGGTTTTAGAAGAAAAAAACAAAAAGGAGTTCTCGAACATTGGAACTAAAATATTAAAATTCGAAACACCAGAAGAATTGAAAGATATTTATGGATTCGTATCATTTAACGAAGGACAATCTATAATACCATTGTATAAAAAGTCACAATACTACATCATGCAAAGTGACGGAAAGACATTTGATAACATAACCCTTAAATAAAGATGAAAAAATCAAGAAGAAACTTAGGTGGTCGCCATCAACTTCCAATCACAGTAACAAAGAAGCCACAAAGAAATGACCTTTGTCCATGTGGTTCCGGTGAAAAATATAAACATTGTTGTATTAACAAAAAATTATACAGATGATGTATAAGACAGAGTTGACTCCTGACGAGTTGGAATTACTAAAAACTTTCATTGCAAAGGGCGGACAACTATTTTACGGCATTAGGCGACTTAAACCTTCTACAATCAATATTGAAGTGGTAGGAATTGTTGATGTAAAAATGTTGGACGTTTTACAAAAGACCAGTTATATGCAATATTTAAAAGCCAAAAGAAAATGAAAACAATTAAATTCAAAGAATGTTCTACGATTATTGAAAATACAAAGGACGGAAGTCAAATTCCTTGCTTAGTCGTTAATAACAATCGGAAAAATACCATCACATGTTGGAATGCTACCTTCACAGAACGTTTAAAAATATTGCTTACAGGTCGCATTTGGCTTGGTGTAGAAACATTCGGAAATAATGTTCCAGTACACATGACAACTAAGAAGAATGAATTGTTTATTGTTGCTAAAGACAGTACAAAAATGTCAAGACAACAAATTGTCAAAGGTATTGCAAGAGAATACCACGAGTCTAAAATAAATATTGATTTATTATATGGCATGTGCCTGGATTACCCGGAGATAAAAGACATTAACATATTTATTCGAAACACTATATACGATGCCAGAAGCAATGCAAAGTCTTTGCAAGATTCATTCAATCACAACGTAAAAGTCCACAACTATAAGAAAAATGACAATTGAATTTGATAAAAATTGTTATAACCCTTTATACTGGCATTTAAAAAAATACATTACCGACCCTTCTATTCGCTATATTCACGTAATAGGCGGGTCAAGTGCAGGTAAAACTCACACTATTACTCAGGTTTTATCCGAAACAATATTGACGGAAGATGTAAATGTTAAAGTATTTCGTAAGGAGTCAACAACATTGTGGGACACTGTTTACAAGGACTTTGAATATATTGTTGGTAAATTAAACGAATTCATACCAGTCTTTAAAATACTTGACAAGTGGATTAATCGTGGAACAAAGTATCAAATCAAATTCGGTGGACTGGACGACCCAGAAAAGGCAAAAGGACTTTCGCAGTTTAAATACATTTTTCTAAATGAACTCAGTAAATTTCTCTTCACAGACTTCAAGGAAATCAAACGAAGGATGCGAGGTATATTTGGACAGACTTGTATTACAGATTGCAATCCTATTTCGGAACAAATGTGGTTAAATACTGAAGTAATTGAAAAAGATACTTGGATTGATTTACCAACATTTGTTGAAGAGGCAGAAGGAATTTCTCAACTCGGCCATGACTCTTATGTGAAGATAAATACCGCCGGAAATACTGTGTTAATTAAAACAACATACAAAGATAATTACTGGATTGTTGGACATCCTGTTGAAGGCTATGGAATGGTTGACGAAAATACTTTAAAGGAATTTGAATGGATGCAAAAGCATAGTGAATATGACTATATGGTTTATGGTAAAGGAGAATTTGGAACAGTTAAAACCGGAAACGAATTTTGGAGAGCATTTGACATTAATAAACATGTACGGCCTGTTAGATATGAAAAAACAACTACGATACATGTATCAATTGATAACAACGTTCATCCATATATTGCTATATCCTTTTGGCAAGGCTTTTTAGAGCAGAAAATAATAAGACAAGTTCATGAAATCAAATGTGAAGACCCGAACAATACGGCATCCAGAGCAGGGCAGAAAGCATTGCACTATTTACAGTCAATAGGTTATGACGACGTAGTATTTATATATGGTGACTATAGTACTAAAAATGCCAACACTATTGACGAAAAGAAACGTTCTTTCTATGACCTGTTTGAAGAACAAATAAAAGAGAAGTATCAAGTCCGTGACAGAGTTTCTCCGAATACTTCTGTAGCAATGAAAGGGGAGTTTATTAATGCGCTCTATAATTCTTGGCAAGGCTGGACGATAGAGATTTCAGAACATTGCAGAACGTCCATATCAGACTATATTGATGTCAAGACAAATGCAGAGGGCGGTATGTTGAAGAAAAAATATACAGATAAATTACTCAAATATTCATACGAGTTGAATGGACATTTTTCGGACACTAAGAAGGATTTCATATGCGAATTTTTATATACTGAATTTAACCAGTACCAAAACAAGGGAGGCAGTAACTATCAAGACATTGAGATAGGTTCTACTGGACAAAATCAGTATTAAAAGATGTTGAATAACATAAAAATAATCACAAAAACATGTTCTTTAGTATTTTTTTTGGACATACCGTCGTATTACCTTTACCTATATTAATTAACAACAATATTTTAGCAACATTAAAATAAATAAAATGACAGCTCTTGAAAGTCTAGTTCTTGCCTTGATTCGAAATAATCCAGGTATTACAAAAAAAGAAATTATTTATTTTAGTGGCTATTCTAACGTAGCCATTCGCAAAAGCATAAAAGTACTTTTACATGACGGCAGAATTAAAAAGTCTGTAAAGCGTTTTAAAGTACATTACGACGTAAAAAACACATTAAATGAAATCGAATGTAAACAAGTACTGCATTCGATTTCAAAAAAGGAATAAAAATATATTTGTAAAAGTGTTGTAAAACATATTTTTCGTATTATATTTGTCTAAAATATATACGAGTATGTCTTACCTGCGCCTATATGATTATTCAAGCATAATACAGCAAGAGAATCTCACTGTAATTCAAGGCAATAACAAAATTAGACAGGAGTCAGAAGCTACAGCAATAGAGGAGGTGAGTAGCTATCTAAGACACAGATACGCCACCGAATTAATATTTAAAGATGTATTGCCTTTCAGAGCAGTAACACGCACAACGCCGGGAACATATTCTCCAGCATCAACCTACGCATTGTCTGAAAGGGTTGCATATGGTAACAATATATATAAATGCACAACAATAATTACAGTTCCTGAAGCATGGAACGCATCGCACTGGTTGAAATTAGTTAGTGAAGAACAATTCATTCCCGGAGACCTTGTTGAATATACAGAACCAGTTTTTTCTGTTACAAAAGCATACGAAATATCTGACAGAGTTGTATATGCTGGTAATATTTATAAATGTATTGCTCCAGTCACAGCTACGGCATGGAATTCTGTAAAGTGGACTTTAATTTGCGCAGAAAATACATTGTATTATGTTACTCAATCAGTTTTTAATCAGTACCCGGACGAATGGCAAGCAACTTACACAGAACAATCCTACCTTCGTAATCTAAATGAAATATCAGGCTGGGATGTTTCAAGTAAAATATTATACTTGAAGAAAAAAGCAGTCGGAACAATAGTTATATATCCAACCGCAGCAGATTCGACAAATGAAACAAACGCAATCACTACAATTACATTCGATGAATCAGGAATAGAATATCCAATAGCCGTCACGGTTTCTCCGTCGTCCACATTGTCGGGCTGGTGTTCTGTTGTTAATTTTATAACGACAGGAACAGAATGGACTATTGAAATGACAAAGGCGTACATTGAAGGCGATAATCGTAATGCTAAAATCAAGACATGTGTTATGGATGTTGCCTTAAATGAGCTTCACAAAAGAATTAATCCTCGTAACATTCCAGAATTAAGAGTTAAAGCGTATGACGACGCTGTGTCGTGGTTGAATAAAGTTGCAAAAGGATTAATTATGGTAGATTTACCATTGAGAGCTAACAAAGAAGACGGACAAAATATTGAATTCGGTAACGATACACCCGCATACTAATGAAAATACCTTGGACAAATATTGAAATAGGGAAAATCACAAACGTTGACAAGAAACAAAACGAGCGTGAACGAATTGAAAATTTAGTCACAGAACAACAGCTATATCGGGAAACTGAGAACATTAAGAAATGGAGGGACGCATTAATATCCGCAGAGATGGTTCCAAACCCAGACTGTTCAGCACTAATTAGAATATTCAATGAAGCACGACTGGACGCACAGGTTACCGCAGTGATTGGAACAAGAATAAACAAGTTGCTAGCAACTAAATGGGTTTTAAAAGATGCTAATGGTGATATTAACAAAGAGGCAACTGCTTTAATTGACCGTAAATGGTTTCAAGATATAAGAAAATATATTAACGAGGCACAATATTACGGCTTTTCTCTTATACAACTTGGGCCAATAATAAACGACCAATTCACTGATATAACTATTGTTCCGAGACAGAATGTCATTGCAAAATACAAAGGTCTAAATCCGACTACTGGTTCGTATGCTGCCGATGAATTAATAAAGTTTAAAGAAAAACCATATCAATATTGGTGTATTTGGGCAGATACTGGAGAGTTTGGACTATTAACTCAAGTTGCACCTCATGCAATTTGGAAAAAGAATTCACTCGGATTCTGGGCTCGTTACTTGGAATTATTTGGAATGCCTGTACGTCTGGGAAAGACAGACATAGCTGACAAAGCAAGAAAAGCAAATATGTCCACCATGTTAGCAAATATGACATCAGCTGCATGGGCAACATTTGATTCTAAAGACACAATCGAGTTCATTCAGAACAATGGAACATCAGGCAATGCTATATATAAAAGTATGGCGGAATTTAATAACTCCGAAATCAGTAAAATTATTCTTGGTCAGACAATGACTACCGACAACGGTTCCAGTAGAAGTCAGGCGGAAGTACATGAAAGAGTTCTTGATGTCTATCTACAGGCCGACCAACACTTCGAACAAGGTGTAATGAATAGTGAAGTGTTACCAATCTTAGAATTTCATAGACTAATTCCGGCCGGATTAAAATTCGAGCATGTGAATTATGAAAGTATGGAAATTAAACTGCAAAAAATAACAGCAGTCAAAGAATTAACAGTAGCCGGATTTATTATTGACCCTGTATTTGTGGAAGGTTATATTGGAATAGATATTGCAGGTGTAGGTGTTCCTATTGTGCCCGGACAAAAAGAACCTAATAACATAATTAAAGAAGTCAATGCTCTTTATGCTAATTACTTTAAAAAAGTTGAGTAATGTCAAGAACAATCCAAACAATATACAACGAAATAATTACAGAGAAGCAGACATTTACTTCTCTTAATAGTCTTATACCTAATCCAGATACTGCTCAGACATTTCTTGCAGATTTAAGCAGTACTTCAAAGGTTGCAATCTGGAGACTTTTATGTTGGTTAATGGCTTTCTTGGTTTGGACGCACGAACAAATATTTGACCAACATGTTATTGAAATAGAAGCAAGGGTTCAAGAAATCATCCCCGGAACAACACGCTGGTATAGAAATCAAGCTATGTTATTTCAAGACGGATATGGATTAACATGGGATGGTGAAAAATACATTTATGCAGACACCACAAGCCTTGCAGCCGAAAATTCTAAAATAGTTACTCAGGCAGCCTGCATTGAAGTGAATACAAATGTAATATTGAAGATTGCAGGCGGAACATTAGGAGCATTTGCGCCCATTACAGCTGCTCAATTACTATCTTTTACTTCTTACATCAATACAAAAAAATTTGCTGGAGTTAATGTTACGGTAATAAATTGGGCTCACGACTTACTAAAAATACAGTACACAATTGAATATGACCCTCTAGTAATTGGAGCAACAGGTTTATTATTAGCAGATGGAACAACATATCCAGTTGTAGAAGCTATAAATAATTATATTCAGGCATTACCCTTTAATGCTACGTTGAAAATGCCTGCCCTAACAGATGCAATTCAAGCAGTAAATGGAATTCTAACGGCTGTATGTGAAGTAGCAGAAGGAAAAGCAAATGGAGCAACAATATACACAGATATTCTTGCCACAACAACGGATAGTTATGTTGCTTATTCGGGTTATATGTTAATTGACCCAGCGTTTCCATTAAGTAGTCAAATAACTTACATACCCGGCTAATGAATTTACTGATAAACTATAAAAATATAGCCGTAAATATACTTCCGCATTTTTTACGGAAAGACAATTTAAAAAATTGGGTTTATGCTTTTATAAAGCCTTTGGAAACACTTCACAATGATGTTACGAAACCAGTATTTAGTTTCGGACAAATCAATAAAGCATTTTATCAGTGGTATTCCTACATACATAATTTTTTAAGATTTAATGGACAAATAATTTATTTAGAAAAATATCTAAATAGTATTTATTACCCAACACTGGCTGACCCAAATTTCTTAACAGGAGAAACATGGCACTCGCTTGGCGGTATGTGGATATTAGACACAGCAAGTTCAAGCATAAAATATGTCTATAACAAATCAGAAGGATTACCACCTATTTATGTGTATAATTTATCAGAAAATATACCTGTTTATTTATATAATACAAGTGAAGTAGGAACATATGATTTTATTGTACTTGTTCCTGTCGCTGATTATACAACTGCAATGGTGCCGTTATTAACAGCGAGAATAAACCAATATAAACTGGCAGGTAAAAGGTATTTAATAGCAACTTATTAATAATAACAAAATGAACTTATTTAAAACCACAGAACTTGGCGGACTTCCTTTAAACTTAAACGACTTCCGCTTTATATTTGGCCAAGATACATATACAGGCGGAATTTACCAAGTATTAAATTCCATGCTTCGCCGTTTCGGAAACAACTTTATCATATATGGTTGTGAAGTAAGCGGAACCGACATTACAGCAGGCCTTGTTATGCTTGACGGTGAATTGTTATTTGTAGACTTACATGCCTTTGGAGCAAATACACATTTTGCAAAAGTCACAACATATCATGCAGACGGATTAAAGGTATTTGAAGATAACACACCGCCCACAGGACACGACACCTATCAAAAAGACAGAGCAACTGTGTCTGCGGTAGTTGGAACAGTTGCATTTGCTACTATGCCACGACTAAAAGGTCGAGGAGAAAATTATCTTAATGTAACAACTATAACATTAACAGCATCAAAATTAATTACTATAACACCCAACAACGGAAATATCTATAATATTAAAAGCGATGGTTCTACTCATGTAGAATTAAGTGGTATTATTGACACCAGCACAAAGGTAGAGGGCGAAGAAATATATATTAAGATTGATTCTACATCAGACCCAATAATTATAAATGTAGGCACGGCTGCCGGAGAAATAAATGGATTTAAAGGATTAAAATGTATTGCCACGGCTGGAACAATAATGAAATTAATTTATAGTCAAGGTGGAGTTTGGTATGTAAAGTCTGCTTCAAAAGCATTACTGACAACACCGTATAAGGATGCTGCTGGCATAACAACATATAAAAGAACACTAACTAAAATAATTGAGTTAGGAGACTGGAATATGGATGCAACGACAAATGTTGATGTAGCACATGGATTAACAGGAAGTAAAATAATTGATGTCAGAACTAAAATATTTAGGAACGCTCCAAGTGGAGGATTATCTTATAATTTGGAGTCAGCAATAGCCAATGACGGAGTAGTTGATGGCGTTATTATTTGGGACGATACTCATATTTATAACAATAGAAAAACAGGGGGTAATTTTGACATCGCAAATTTTAATTCCACATCTTTCAACCGTGGATTAATATATATTATATATGAGGAATAAAATAATAATCATATTTATTTGTGCATTATTTTCTTGTAAAAAAGAGAATACCACATGTATGGACGGAAATTATGGATGGTTGAATTCTTATAGTTTCATTGAAGAAAATATTATTTTAAAAGGAAACATGCAAAATGTCATTATTAAACCAGGTCTGTTGATTCAAAAATTAAAGGCAGGAACTTATATAGGAGGCACAGACACTTTAATTATTAATTCTTGTGACACAACATATAGAGGATTTGTAAATGATGGAACATTTGGATTAGGAAACTTAAATATTAATACTGATAGTTTACCATAATGTTATCAGAGAAAGAAATAAACAAACTATTAAATGATGTTTACAGGGGTAAAATCTCTTTAGACGATTTACCTGTTGATTTATTTTTAATGACTGGTAAGAAACTTCAGGCAGCATTATATCAAGGATTCGGACAAACCTTAAAAAGTAAAAGCATTGAAGCACCTGCATACGAATTATTAAATTCACTTCGCACAAATGCTTATCGTTTTTCTGGAGCTAAAACATTTCAAAACATTAAAGACACTCAGGCACTAACGATGGACAGTAAAGGATATATTCGTTCCTTTAGTGAGTTCTTACCAGATGCAAGAAAATTATATGATATCTATAATGTTAATTGGCTTGATGCAGAATACAACACAACTATATCGCTGGCTGATTCTGCTGCAAAATGGCAGCAATACGAAGCAGACGCAGGCACATTGCCCTATTTAGAATATCAAGCTGTCATGGACAGTAACACAAGGCCGGAACATGCTTCAATGAATGGAATATTGTTACCTGTCAATGATTCTTTCTGGAATAGTAATATGCCTCCCAACGGGTGGAGATGCCGATGTGAAGTGATTCAAGTTCGTTCTGGAAAACAAACCACATTAACACCAGCGAAAAGGGAAGAATTAAAAAACGAAGTAGAACCTATGTTTCGAAATAATCCCGGAACCAGTAAAATGTTATTTAAAGAAGCCGGCAAGGACGCTCACCCATATTTTAAAGTAGGTGAGAAATACGAGAGTAAAAAGCAAAATAATTTCGGCCTTGAAATTCCAAAACCATGAGCGGAATAAAAAAAATAGGTGATTGGAAATTCAAACAGAATCTGCGAAAATTACAGGCAGCTAAAATAAACATGCCTTTAATAATAGGTAACGAAGCAGTAAATCATTTCAAAGAGGGATTTGTTTCACAAGGTGGACAGACTGATGCAAGTGAGGGTGGTTGGAAGCCTAGAGAATACACAAGAAAAACAAGAAGTGGTAAAGTTTCTAAAAGTAATTCGTCAAATATACTTGTAAAATCAGGAGCATTAAAAAGAAGTATTCGCATAATAAAAAAAACATGGAGTGGTATTGTTATAGGCTCAGTCGGTTTAAAATATGTTTCAATACACAACTTTGGATTAAAGGGCAGAGCATGGGGAAAATACGACTTTACAATGCCAAAACGTGAATTTATTGGCAAGTCAGCAAAATTAAGAAAAAGAATACTGTGGTTGATTAAAATGGAAATGAAACTTATAATGAAATGAGTGTAAAAAAAGATATTTGGACGGTAATGAAAAGTAAATTGCTTGAGTTAAAAAACTCAGGAACCATACAACATTACGCACGATGGAATAATCAAATTGTGAAAGAGGGTCAGGAAATCTCATTTGCACGCCCGGCTGTATTTGTACAAATGGCAATAAATTGGAATACTACAGGCATAAAACCCGACAACGCAAACCAATACAATAAGCAAATAGGAATATGCACCATGACTTTACATTGTGTATTTGAAAAGTACACGGATGAAAGTACTGCATATGATGAATTGGATGAATCGTTGGATGTCATTATAGAAAAATTCCACTTGCTTGATATTAGTGCATTCGTTACTCCTCTTGTAAGAAGCAATGAAAGACTGGACGAAGACCATAACAATATAATTATTCATGAAGTTGATTACACATGTCAAGTGCAAGAAACATTTGAGAATAAAAATGTTGTTGATGCAACAGGCGGTGATGATAACAAGATACAATTAACATTAAATATGACCGTAGACGCATGACAAGTATAAACGAAAAAGAACTCAAGAGAAAACGTGCCATATATGTTCAGCAAAGAATGGTTGGCGTAAAGCACCGAGCTAAAATGATAAAAAAATTATCAGAGGAGTTATTTATCTCAGTACATGCAATATACAGAGATTTAAAAGTTGATTTGTCTGAATAAATCGCAACACGCAAATCAATAAGTCACACACTATTGGAATCAGTCAAATATTGTATTTAATTTACCTAACCGAACATTCAATCACATTAGTGTACTATGTTAAAGTTTTTCAATAAGATAGGCGAAAATGAATATGAAATAATTCTTTCCGGGGAGATTGGATGGAGTGTTAATGGCAAGGAAATAGCAAAAGAAATTCGCTATCTTAATACTATTGGAGCTAAAAAAATTACTGAAAGAATAAATTCACCCGGTGGAAATGTTGTAGACGCTTATGATATTGTTGATGCTAATATTAACAGTCAGGCAGTGATTGAAACTATTGTTACAGGGTTAGCAGGTTCAGCAGCAGGATGGATTGCAGCAACAGGCACAAAAGGAAATCGTAAAATTGTTGATTATGGTATGGGTATGATTCACGACCCTAGCATGGGCGGAGATACTATTGAAACAACAAAAGACGAGAAGATTAAAACCGCATTACTTGCCATTAAAGAAAGTATCGCAACAATATTTGTCAATGTTACAGGAAAAATAATAGACGAAATAAAATCATTAATGACAAAAGAAACATGGTTTCTTGGGGACGCATGGGTTTCTAATGGATTTGCTGACAAGGTTATTAAAACAAATAACAAAAAGGCAAGAAAAGAAAACATGACACCGATGGAAATTATGAATTATTGTGTAAATGTAGGATTCCAAACATTAATTGAAGAGGAAGTAATTACTAATCAAAATTCAAATATGAAACTATTATTAGGTCACCTTAATTTAGCTGAAGCAGCTAATGAAACACAAATCCTTGATGCAATTAAAAAAATTGAAAAGGATTTGTCAGATGTAACAACCGAAAACGCAACTTTAAAAGCTGCAAACAAAACCTTGACAGACGAAAAGGTTATTTCTGACGGTAAGATTAAAGTATTTACCGACAAACAAAAGGCAGAAAATGTTGCAAAAGTTCTTACTATTGTAGACCAAGCAGTAAAAGACGGAAAAATTCGTGAGTCTGAAAAAGCACACTTTATCACATTGTTTGGTGAAGATTCTGCAACGGCAGAAAACACAATGAAGTTAATTGCCATTCCGGGTGCAAAAATCACTGACAAAATCACTGAAACTAACACAGGTATTCCTGCTGACCGTAAAGACTGGACACTCCGTGACTGGGAAAAGAAAGATGAAGCAGGTCTTAATAAAATTAAAGCCGACAATCTTCCCTTATACAAAGAAATGTATAAGAAAGAATACGAAAAAGAATACGTAGAATAACCAATTCAAACAATTAGCAAACTATAAAAATCAAATAAAATGGGAAATACTATTAGAAGTCCTTTCGGTGGAGCAGAATTGCAAACACCTGTTTATGGAGCTACGATTGCAGTAACCATAACAAATTCAGAAACTGTTATTACTCCCGGCACCTTAACAGGCCCGGCTACTATTAATTTAACAATTGATTCCGAAGTTCAAGGCGGAGCAGAAATTGCTCTTATTTTAACTGACGATGGAGCTGGTCGTGTTGTAACATTTGGAACTGGATTTCATACTGGAACTCCTGCTCACACAATGGGCGCAGGTTTAACAACCGCATTAGTATTTCAACATGACGGAACTGATTTTATTCAGGTTGATTCAGCTGGAACTGCAATAAACATTGCAGCAGCTCAAGCAGCAACCGCAGCCTTATTGGCAGGAACAACTGCAAGAACTGGAAGAATTAAAAATACCACAGCAGGTTCTGTTATAACACCTGAAGCAGGAGTCACTGCTGTTGATTATGGTGACGGAACACATATTACTACAGTACTAACATTAGCCGCTAAAAACATTGGAGCAATTGCAGCCGCAGCCAATGAAGCAATAGGTGTAAAAATTGCTGCCTTCCCTGCTGGTGTACATATACATAAAGTTGCTCGCATGAGTATTGGATTGACTGGTGATGCAGGTGTTGCAGCAGATACTCCAGATTTAGGTTTGGGCTCTGTAGTTGCTGTTGGTGCTGTCGCTGTATTAGGTGGAACAGCTACATTTGAAGATTACATAACAGGACAGACGGTCACAAATTGTACTGGAACTGCTAAAGTTGCAATGACTGTTCCAACTGCCGGTGTGTTAACTGGGATTGCATTAAATGCCACTGGTGATGTAAAAGATTTATACCTTAATGTCGCCGATGGTTGGGCTGCTGCGTCAGCAACTTTGACTGCAACTGGAACTATTGTTATTTCATGGGAAAAAATCGCATAAAAAAAGTAAAAACAATTAAAAAACAAATAAAAATTAAAACAATGAAAATCGCAAAATTCTTAATGGCAATATTATTCTCCACCTTACTTGGCGGAGTATTGGCCGCAACAATTGAAGTATCTCCAGCAGCTACAATTTTTCCCTTGATTGGCGTCAGTATGTTTACTCATATGCCGTCAGGAGTGTTCGGAATGGCCTTTCAAACTGAAGCATGGACACGAGATGTGCAGGAACAGTTATTTTCTAAAGTCTTTGGATTTATTCGAAATTCTGTAAACCATGATGCTTTTGTGAATAATAAAACTGTTCACGTTCCACAAGGTGGAAGTATAGGTAATGTTGAAAAGAATCGAGCCGTATTGCCAGCAACTATATCCCAAAGAACGGATACAGATTTAACATACGACTTAAATAACTATACGACTGACCCGATTGTTATTACAAATCTTGAAGCTATTCAAGCATCTTATAACAAAAGGAATAGTGTATTAAACCAGCATATTAATAAAATTAATAGTCGCATTGCAGAAGAAGTTCTTATCTCTTGGGCTGCCACAACAACCAATCAGATTATAGCTTGTTCTGGTGCAGCTACAGCAAACATCACTCCTCCGAGTGGAGTTGGTAATAGAACGCTATTAACACCTCTTGACTTGTCACAAGGTGCAGCCAAACTTGATGAACAAGAAGTTCCACAGCAAGGCCGTTATTTGGCAATCCCAAGTAAAATGTATTGGTCTTTCGTAGAAGCTCACAAAGCATTCTTATTGAACATGGACTATAATAGAGGCATTACAGATGCCGACATGGCATTAGGTGTTGTTTCTAAAGTATATGGTTGGAACATCATTCCTCGTGGTGTAGTAACAGTATATAAAAATGCTGCTGTAACACCAAACGCAGTTGGAGCAGCAGCAGTTGCTACTGATAGATTTGGTGCAGTAGGTTGGCATCAAGACTTTGTTTGTAATGCTCTTGGAAGTGTTAAAACATACTACAGACAAGACGACCCAACATTCTTTGGTGATGTGTTATCAGCAGAAGTAAATCATGGTTCTGCAAAATCAACCACAGCAATGAATGGTATAGTTACTTTTGTTCAGTCCTAATAATACAAAAAGAGCTGTCAAAATGGCAGCTTTTTTTAACGTTTAACAATTAAAAATTATTATTATGATAACAATAGAACAATTAACTATCGGAGCAATCCCTTATTTTGAGAACAATGACAATGAAAGTATTCTTGCAACAGACGACGGACAATATTTTTGGCCTACACATGCTCATTTCGCAAAGTCTCATGTAGGTAATATGTCGGAAAGAATCTTTACTATAAAAAGGGAAGATGCTATTTCAGCCGCCGAAAAACAAAACACGTCGGAAAACTTACAGAAAGAAATTGATGCTGAAAAAGCACAAAAAGATTTGGAAGTATATAATAAGTCTGTCAAAAAAGCGGAGGAAGCCTTTGGTAAAGAAAAATATGAAGATGCAAGAAAAGCATGTGATTTAATTCTTACTCTTAAACCAAACGATGCTACTGCACAGAACATGATTACAAAAATCAACGAATTATTATTGAAGGCTGAATCTAAATTAAAAGAAGATGCTGAAAAGGAAATAAAAGATACAGCCGAAAAAGAATATAACGACACCATTCAAAAAGCAGACGAATTATTTGCTAAAAATGATTTCGAAAATGCTATGAAAAACTATGACAAAGCGTCTTTAATAAATCCCGACCAGCAATATCCAAAGGATAAAATTATAGAATGCTCTACTGAAATGTCAAAACCGAAAAAAGGTAAAAAATAATATTATAAAAAATATCAAATGAGCAATTTAGCCGATGTAAGATTTAATAGAAATCAATCAGGAACCGGAAGGCCGTTACCTAACTACGACCATGTTTCCGGGTTCTTATTTTATACAGCCGACCTTGAACTTCCTACTGGATTCACAACAACCGACAGAATAAAAACATTGTATTCTATTGGTGATGCAGAAAATCTTGGTATTATTAACACATTTGCTGGTGAAGTAAAACCAACAGGCGGAAATTTTCTTATAACTGCTACAGGAACAGCAGGAGATATTTGTTCTGTTATTATGGACGGCGCTATACTTGGAAGCTATACTATGGCTGTCGCTGATACTGTTGATTTAATTGCAGCAGGATTAAGAACAGCAATAAATGCTTTAACTGCTGTGCATGGTTATAGTGCAGCAGGAGCAACAGCAAATGTTCTTTTAACTGCACCAACAGGACTAGGAGTTGCCGTAAATGCAGGCTCACATTTAACCTATGTTGCATCAGGAACAGGAGCTGCAACCGTAACACAGTTTACAGGCGGTATTGGCGATTTTAAAGCAGTAATGCACTATCATATTTCTGAGTATTTCCGTATGCAACCAAACGGAAAATTATATGTAGGCATTTACACCACACCAACAGTATCTTATGATGGAACTGGAATTGCCTTGATGCAAAACTTTGCAGCAGGTGAAATTCGTCAGTATGGTATTTTCGTACAAAGTGAAGTTATAACAACAGGAGCAATCACATTAACACAGGCAATATTAACAACGTTAGAAACAGGCCACAAGCCATGTTCTGCATTAATGCACATTGATTGCACTGGAAAAACACTTGCAACATTATCTGATTTATCAACCCTTACTTGCAACAGAGTTTCTGTTGTTATAGGTTCAGACGGTAACTGGCATCAATTAGCCTACTCTAATACTAAGGCTTATATTATAGGGGATAAAATCATCCACTCTAATAAAAGTTATATTTGTAAAGCTCCTTCAACTGGTAACAATCCATTTGACACAACAAAATGGACTATGACAGGTTATGCCTTACAAAGTATCTGTGGATATACAATTTCATGTCTCGGAAATGCTCTAGGTGTTGTTTCTGTTAGTAAAGTGCATGAAAATATGGGATGGGTGCAGAAATTCAACATTGCAGTCGGAACAAATATGGACATCGCTGCCTTTGTTACTGGAGACCTTTACAATTCCCAGTCAACCTCTCTCATGACAACTGTTAATAATTTACATTACATTTTCCTTCGTCACCATATTGGAACTACCGGAACATACTATCAGGACTCATGGACTGCAATAACACAAACCAATGACTACTGTAAACTTGAAATGAGCCGAGTAATGGACAAGGCAGTAAGAGGTATCAGAACTCAATTATTACCTTCGTTAAAAAGTCCTTTGTACGCTGACAAAACAACCGGATATCTTAGTGAAACAACTATTGCAGTATTTACAAATTTATGCAATAGTGTTACCGAACAAATGGAAACTGATGGAGAAATTAGTGGAGGTGCCGCAGTTATTAACCCGGCACAAAATGTAATATCTACCGAGCAATTAGTAGTCGCAGTAACTATTGTTCCTGTAGCTTCTGCAAATGAAATAGTCGTAAACATAGGCTTCGCCTTAACATTAACACAATAAAAAAATGAATACAGTTCCTTTAATTAACGGAAGGTCGTATGATTATGTACATATAACAATGACCATATTAGGTGTGCCTATTGAAGGCGTGAAGTCGATTAATTACACTGAAGAACAGGAAAAAACAAATAACCACGGTACAGGTGAAGCTCCGGTTTCACGAGGCCGTGGCCCAGTAACTTGCAAAGGAAGTCTTGAGTTACCAATGGAGGAGGTAGAAAGGATTCGTGCCGCATCTCCGACAGGTAGTTTGTTAAAGATTGACATGTTTGACATTGTAGTGGTTCATGGAGTAGTTGGAAAAATCGCAGTTCACACATTAAAGAACGTTGAATTCCTTGACGACGGTGTTGAGACATCAAGTGGTGACACTCAAATCTGTAGAACATTTAACATATTGCCAAGTCATATTAAATACGTCTAAAAATGCAAGAAGAAAAAACATATTTTGTAATAATTGACGAAAAGGAAGTATCCTGCACAATTAAAGAACCTCGATTTGAGGAGCTAAGTTTTGCCTTTTCTGCATTAATGGAAAAAAAGAACATCAAAGCGGGGTGGTTGGATGCGGGTAAATGTATTTTTGACACTTGTAAGAAATCTTGTGACCCTGTTATTTTAGAAAATCCAAGTATGTTATTAAAACTTTGTTTGCAAATTGCAGACGATTATATGATGACATTTCAAGATGATTTTAAAAAAAAATAAAATTTCATAAAATAAATAAAAAAGGTATCGGATTCAGGCAAATGGACGCTTTAATCCGGTACTTTTTACATAAGGAGTGTACAACAATTGACGATTTTGCAAAGTACTGGAATGAGGTTGTGTATCTTTCACAAATAGGAGTGTTAAATATGGCTCAATTGCCTTTAAAACTCGAATAACAAATGACTGACGAACAGGTAAGTTATATTATAACATTGCATGATAATTTCAGTAAGAAATTAGAATTAATAAACTCCAGAACAAAAAAAACCGACGGAGTCATAAGCCGATTTGGTGGTAACATAAGAAGAATGTTTGCAGGTGTTGGTATTGCAATGGCGGGTTCTAAAATTATTAAAATGATTGCCGACCACGAACAAGCAATGGCGGAATTATCCAGCATTACAGGACTGACAGGAAAAGACTTAGATGCAATGGGTATGAAAGCAGGTCAATTATCAAAACAATTCGGAACATCAAGCACAGAAATATTAAAATCAATGGCAATTGTTGGTAGTAAAGCACCGCAATTATTAGGGAACGCTGATGCACTTGCAGAAGTGACAAGGCAAGTTGATATTATGTCAAAAGCATCAGGCATGGACGGAGTTCAAAGTGCAGACGCTTTGACAAAAGCCATGAATATATTTGGTTTAAGTGCAGATAGAGCCGCCTATGTGAATGACGTATTTGCAACATCAGCTCAAAAAGGTACTGCTCCAATTAATGCTCTTGCAGATGCTATGGTGAACGTTGGCCCTGCCGCTCGTGCAATGGGATATTCTTTCGAAGATACAAATATATTATTACAACAACTTGCAGCAGGTGGTATGGAAGGCGTTGATGCTGGAACAAAACTAAAAATGGTATTATCACAAATGGCTGCAACTGGACAAAAAGAATTAAATCCACGTTTTACGTCTTTGAAAGATATAATGAAAAATCTTGCAAAACAAACCAACACAACAGATAAGGCTATGGCATTATTTGGTAAAGATAGTTGGGCAGTGGGTAAGATTTTAACAGACCAGATTGAAGTTGTAGACCGTTTAAATGGCAAATTAAATGAAACTGGAACAGCCTTGTCAATGGCAGAAACAAATACGAATACATTGAAAGGTAGCTGGGAAGAATTAAGTGGAGCTTTTGATGGTTTTATTAACAATGTAGTGAATGGGAAAAGCGAAGTAAGTAATTTCTTCAAAGGTATTGTTGACGGTGCTAAGAGTACGGTTGATTATCTGTCAAAAATAATGGGCACATTCGAACAAACCACATCTGCTCAAGCAGACGAGGTTGTTACTAAATTATCCGATAGAGTCAATTCTATGGTTAATATGTCTGATAAAAAGAAAGCCATTGACCTTGCAATTACAGAATATCAGGATATTGTTAATAGAATGCAAAACGCTTATAGTAAGTCTATAAAATCAGATTATCAGTCTAAATTTTTAAGAGGTTTTAAATTATTATCATCAAGCGGAGCTTCAATGTTTAGTTCTGACTTTAATGTTAATTATGAAAAATCACAATTTGACCAAGCCCAGAAGACGTTAACTAAATTACGAGGTCTAAAAGATAATTTAGGTATGCCTATTGGAACTTCGGGTGTGACAGACCCTACAGACCCATCAAATAAAAAATTAACAGATTACACAAAAATAACAGCAGCCGCTCCAAAGGTTTTCAATATTAACATTGAAAATCTTGTTGAAAATTTTGCAGTTAATACAAATACAATGAATCAAACTTCTGAAAGTGTAAAGAAGCAAATCATAGAAACATTCATGGAAGCAATCAATGACGTTCAAATATTAGCAAACTCATAAAATGGGAGCAGTAACATTCAGAGTACCGGATTTTAGAGAAGGAGCTGTCAAGGCAATAGCCGAGGTAAAAGTAGACCTTGCTGATGTTGCTGTACATTGGGGAGCAAAAGCATTATTTAAAACACTAGGTAGAGTATATTTAGAAGACGAGAGAATTGCAACCAGTTATCTTGGCACACCTGTATTTTCGAATCTTATATTCGGAAAAGTTATTGAAAATATTTTAACAAAATATGTACCGGGAACCAGTGTTCTTGTAGGTGATGCAAAGGCAAATTATTATTATGATTTAAAAGGAATTGCTACGCCATTTTACCCTATTAGAATTGATACAGTGCTTCTGACGGTAAGTAGAAGTAAGCGTATTGTAAAAACAGAATTACAAGGCTATGACGGCACTGTAAAGGAATACATAGGCGCAGACGATTATCAAATAACTGCAAATGGTGTATTAAATATTGGAGAACACGTCTACCCTCAATCAGCGGTAGAATTATTAAAAACAATATGTAATATACCAGACCAAATACCTGTTACATCTAAATTTTTAGAGATATTTGGAATAGACTATGTTGTTATTACTGATTTTAATTTTGACGAACAAAGAGGAAATCGCAGTGAGCAGGCTTTTACAATAACAATGATTTCTGATGTGGCTCCAGAATTAGAAGTTGGTGAGGAAACGATGTCTGTTTAAGTACTTAAAAAGTCGACAATGTTAGTATCGAGAAGTAAAATAAAGATATTTAAAAATGACGTTCTCACAAACATATTTGAGGAGTGTGAAAATATTATTGTTAGAAGCTCGTGGGAAGAACTGACAGATACAGCGGAGGTATCAGTAAGAAATATCTACATTAAAAACAATAAGCAGGTAAAAAGCGAAATTCAAAGAGGGCAACCCATTGAAATTCAATTAGGTTATAATCCTTTATTGGTAAAAAGATTTTCTGGTTATATAAAAAAGGTAACAACGGACAGTCCGTTTAAAATGTTTTGTGAAGACGAAGCATATTTATTAAAACAAGTATGTATTAGTACTCCTTACAGTAAGCAGAATTTGACCGTTAAAACACTTTTAAGCGACCTACAAACGGCACTCGGAACAAATATAACAGTAAACGCTCTTGACGCTGGAATAGGTACTTGGCAAGTGTCAAACGGCTCTACTATAATAGATGTGTTGGATGAATTAAAAAGTAAATTCGGATTAATATCTTTTTTTAGAGACGGTGAATTATTTATTGGCTCGCCTAAATTTCTCACTGCGACATTTCCTTTAAAATATTGTGAAGGAGAGTTTGACTTCTACTTTGACGGTGAGAATGCAAACATAATACCGGGTTGGAATTTAACATGGAACGACATGGACGACATTCGTCAAGTCATAAAAGGCGTTTCTATTAAGCCCGACAACTCAAAGATTGAGAGGTATGTGTTTTATAAAAAAGGAATACCAACAGTTCAAGCAACACAGCCAGAAGGAAATATGATTACCCGGTTTCAATATAACATTTCACAAGCAGATTTAGACGCTTATTTGTTAGCGGAATTGCCATTGATAAATTATACAGGATGGAAAGGTGACTTTACAACCTTTGGAGATTGTCGTAAAGCTGGACTTGGTGGAGTTGTTCAGCATGGAGACAAAGTAAATTTACATTCATTAAAAGAACCAGAAAAGGACGGTAAATATCTTGTAAAAAGTGTATCTTTAGAGTTTGGAAGTGGTGGATACAGACAAATAATAAGTCTTGACCAAAAATTAACAACATGACATTATTAGGTGCTATAAAAAGTATTTTTAATTATTTACTTGCAAGAGAAAAAATATATTGCATCATTGGAGAAGTGACGGTTGTTGATAACGGAAAAAGAACTTGCACAGTAAAACCAATAGATGGCACACCTGATTTGTATGATGTTAGAATGACCCCTGAAATAAGCACAACAGGCGGGTTATTAGATGGATTATGTGTATTTCCAAACAAAGGCTCAATGGTTGTTGTGGCGTTTTTAAATCCGACAACTGGAGTGATAATAAGTTCAAATACTGCCTCGCAAATATTTAGTGACACAAAGTTATTTCAATTTAATCAAGGTAAGAATTTTGGACTGATAAAAATTGTAGAATTAACAACAAAATTAAATCAATTAAAAACAGAATTTAATAATTTTGTATTAGTGTATAATAGTCATGTTCATACAGGGGTGACAGCTGGTGGTGCTTCAACAGCAGTAACGCCGTCACAGGCAGTAAATGCAACACCGTTTAATAAAAGTGATTATGAAGATACACTTATAACACATTAAAAATGGCAACAGTAAAAGACATATCAATAACAGACGACGGATTACAATTCAAGAACGGAGATATCTTAGTAGAATTATCTGATAACATGCACATACAACATTTATTAGAGGCCAATAAAGGGCAATATTATCAATATCCATTAATTGGCGCAGGTATGAGAAATTTTATTAAATCGCCAATGAGTGCCTTAATATTAAAAAAAGAAATAAGAATAAATTTAGAATCTGACAATATGACCGTTAATCGAGTTAGCATAATACAATCAACGGATGATTTTCTTGTTGATATTGATGCAGAAAGGAAGATATGAATTATACAGTAAAAAACGGACAGAGTATTTTTGATGTGTGTCTGCAATTCTTTGGCACATTAGAATATTTATTTACAATATTGTCCGACAATAATTTGGACTTAAATTCTCCATTGACAAGTGGAATGGAATTAAAAATCAACAATAACCTGCTCGGAAATGAATTGATAAAACGAACGATTATTAAAAATAATTGTATATTTGTAAACGAACAACAGACAATAATTCAAACAAATGGTGTAGGTGATTATAATAACGATTTTAATAATGATTATTTTATATGAGTCTTAAAACAAGAGCCGCTCTTTTAGCACAGAACATTGCAACTATAACCACTAATGGTGTTGGAGCAATTACAGGAGCAATACATCGCACCATAAACGCTGATATTATTGATTCCTGTGTAAATAAAACAACTGACGCAAATCAATGTCGTCAGCAAGAATGTAAATCAAATGTTGCAATAACAACAGTAGGAACGGCAATAACGTTTGATAATGTTATCGGAACAGGTGGTAAAAGTTATTCGTTACAGGTTAATTGTTACGATGCTTCAGGAAACGTAGATTATATTGTTACATTAAGGACAGCAACTGGATTTACAATTACACCAGCAATCAATTGTTCAATAGATTATACAGCAACTAAAGTTTAACTATATGAAAAAGATATTATTTCTATTAGCACTTTGTATTATAACAATAAATGTTATTTCACAAAATAAAAAATTCACCAATGTAACAATAAGTGGCACAATATATTCAGGTGGTCGTGATACATTAACAGATAAAAGATTTTCTTTATCTGATATTTATTCAAATACTATTATAGGTTTATATTCTGGATTAAAAATAACAACAGGTTCTAATAATACAGCATTAGGTTATAAATCAGGATATAGTAACACAACTGGAACAGGAAATATTTTTCTTGGTTATACGGCTGGAAATTATTTAGTTTCTTCATCAAATCAATTATTCATTCATAATAATTTAGGTATTACAGATTCAACAACAGCCAAAACACATTCGTTGATGTACGGACAAATGAACGCAACAGTTGCTTCACAACAACTAACAATAAACGCAGTGTTATTATTACCACCATTAAGTTCTGCACCATTTTCAGGAACAGAAGTAGAAGGAATGATATATTTAGGAACAGACCATCATATCTATTACTGGAATGGAACAATATGGAAACAATTAGATAATTAATATTATGACATACAACTTTGAATCAATAAAAATAGGCGACACATACGATGGAGCAACCTTTGATGTTGTTAGAACACCATCACCAGTTGTATTAACAGGTGCAGAAATTATATTTCAAGTTCGTAAAGCAGATGTGTTATACATTGAAAAACGTGTTGGTTCTGGAATAACAATATCTTCAGCAATACAATTTATTTTATCACCTTTTATTGTTGTGTCAAATCAAACAGGTATTGAATTAACAGCAGATACATACGATTATGATATTCAATTTATATTTACTGATGGAACAGTTAAAACATACATCAGTGGAACGTTTACAGTAATAAAAGATAACAATTATTAAAATGGATAACATAATTGTAAACATAGCCGAAACGCCAACAGTTGTTACCGTAACAGTGACATCAGGTGGTTCTTATTTACCAAATGTTACAAATGATGCACAGTTGAAACGTGCTGAAAATGATTTTACAACGTTCACTGAAAAAACAGTTCCAATCAGTGCAGATGTACTATTGATTGAAGATAGTGCAGATGCAACACCATACAAAAAGAAAAAAGTAACATTGGTTAATTTACTTGCAGGTGCAGTAATGACATTACAGGCAATGGGTAATTTATTTCATTCTGCAACAACAAAAGCAACACCAGATAATGCTGATGAATTTACTTTTGCTGATTCTGGTGCAGGTAATTTGTTAAAAAAATTCACATTCTCTGATTTAAAAACAATATTATCATCAACATTTAATTTTAGTAATATTCATGCTTTAAATGCAGATGCAGAAACAACAACAACAATTGGTACCTTAATTCATGGAAGTGCAGATAAAGTAACACCAGTTGATGCAGATGAAGTTGGAATTTGGAATAGTGTTGGTGGTTTGTTAGCACGTGTAAGTTTTACTAATGTTAAAGCATTTTTAAAGTCTTATTTTGATTCATTAACAACAACATTTACCAATAAACGAATAACACCAAGAGTTTGCTCTATAGTTTCAAATGCAAACCCAACATTTAATACAGATGATTATGACGGAGTAACTATTACTGCATTGGCAACGGATATTACAAGCATGACAACTAATATGACAGGCACACCAACTATATTTCAAAAATTAATTGTTCGATTTAAAGACGATGGAACACCAAGAGAAATAGCATGGGGTACAGGATATGAAGCTAAAGGTGCAAGTTTACCTACATCAACGGTAACAAGTAAAACAACTACGTGTGGTTTTCTTTATAGTACAGTAACAAGTAAATGGGGATGTGTTGCAGTATCAATTGAAGTATAGAATATGGCAGATAATTTATATTTAGTTACAGCAGATGGTACTTTTACTAATATAGCAAATTGGTCACAAGGTGTTGTTCCTTCTGGTGCTGATGGATTTGTTACAAGATTCGATATTAATTCACCAAATGTTTCTTTAGGTGCATCAAGAATTGTTAATTTTTTAGATTGTAGTGGATATTTAGGAACTATAACAGGAGTTGGTTATAATTTACAAGTATTAGGAACTACAACATTAACAAATACAATGACATTAAATTTAGGTAATGGAAGTGTAATGTGTTCGGGAAGTGGTAATATTACAAGTAATGGACTTACAGGATTTAATTTAAGAATTGGTGGGGTTTCACAAACATTTACACTTATTGATAATTTTACAATAAATAATTTATTATTAGGTGAAACAACAGGTGCAGTTATAAATGGGAATACTATTTATATTGCAGGAACTTTAAGTTCTTCTACAACAGCAATAACATCAGGTACAACAAATATAGTAATGAATGATACAGGAACATGGAGTAATTCAAGTACAGGACAACTTAGAAATAATTTAACAATAAGTTCTTCAAATGTAACAATATCAGGAATTGTTCGATATAATACGGGAACTTTAACCATATCTGTTCCTATAATACATCTTAATAGTCATTTATATATTGCATCATCAGCTATAATTGATGTTAATAGTGCTGGTGAATTTGGTACGTTAAGACGTTCAGGTAATAATACTGTAACCTTATTGAGTGATATAAATTGTCATACTTTTCTTGTTGGTATAACATTACTGGCAACAAATATGAGTGGTAATTATAATATTAATGTATCGGGTGATTATACAGTAAATGTTACCACAGGTTCTGTTAGTGGTGGCAATATAGTAATGACAGGTGATGGTACATTTTCAATGCCTGTATTAACAACGGGTTCTCATAGAAATAATTTAACTATTAACACAGCAGGAACTATTGTAGTTAGTGGTACAATTAGACATTGGATTGGTTTAATAAAAATAATATCTGGAACTATAGATGCGACAGGTTCAACATTAGAATTAGTTGTATGTTCTCTTGATTTACAAGGTCAAACATTAAATAATGTTACATTAACATATAGTTTGGGTTCTGTTGTAACATTAAAAAGTGAACTAAAAATATTAGGGATTTTATCAAATGCAAATTTACACGCAACTAATGATAAATTTATTTCAGATGTTGTTGGAAATAAAAGAAAACTAACAATGTTAGCTGGTTCGAGCCAAACAATAACTGATTTAGATGGAACTGACATTGATAGTGCTGACGGTTATCCTATAATTACAAGTGGTGCATTAAGCAATACTTCAAATTGGTATTCAGAATTACCAAATAAAATGTTTTTAAATCTATAACAAAACTCAAATGCAAAACAAAAAGCAGTAATATGAAATGAAAAAGAAAAAAGTTGGTGGTTATTTGAGCAGAAAAAACATGGTGTTAATCATGTCGGGAATAACAATTACAGTTGGCGCATTTATTATAATAACTATTATAACATCATTTAGCAGTACAAAGAAAAATATTGACAGTATTCCTTCAAATGCTCGCGCCTGTTATGTGCGTGATTCAACAATGAATGCAGATTTCGCAGCAAACAATAAATCACAACAAATTCAAATTGATGCAATACGAGACACATCAAACACAGTGATTTGTGAAGTATTGGAAGAAGTAAGGGAAATAAAAAAACAAAATGCACTTGATAGAGTTATTTTAAAAGAAATTTGCAAAAGAACAAAAGGTCTTGAAATATATGGTAGGTTAATGGAAGGAACAACACAAAATAATGAATTATGAAATTAAGCAATAGTTCGTTTAAAAAACTTTTAATTGGTGTAAGTATTGTATTATCTGCAATTACTGCACATGTAACATACAAAGAAGTCACTGTTACAAATACAGGCATTCCAAACAAACCAAATCAGGAACAATTAACAAATATTAAATATGTTTGTGATTCGGTATTTGAAAAGGCAAGAAACCATTTTAAAGTTCCTATTTATATATCAAGTGGTATAAGGGTTATAGCTGTAAATCAAGCAGTGCATGGTGTTGAAAATAGTCAGCATGTAAAAGGTGAAGCACTCGACCTTGATTGTGATGTGTATGGTAAAATAACAAACAAACAATTATTTAATTATATTCACGACAGTCTTGATTACGACCAGTTAATCACTGAAGGTGGTAAAAATGGTTGGATTCATGTTTCTTATGTGATAAAAAACAATAGACACGAATCATTTAATATTAATAACCCATGAAAAAGTATTATAAAAGTAAAATATTATGGTTGTCAGTAGTATTAATATTAATTGACGTCGTTCCTATTATTAGCGAATGGAATTTATCTACAATGCGACAAACGGATTGGATTTCGTCAGGTATTGTAATTCTTTTAATTATTGCACGAACGTGGTTTACAACAAAGCCAATAAAAACAAGAAAAGCAATTCGTGAAAAACAAAATAAAATAAGACTGTGAAAAACTATTTTTAACAATACTTAAAATATATGTATAACATTCACACGCATCCCGGATTAAGAGATGAAGACGTTTGTAATGGACTATTGCCAGGAGGTATAATAAAAGCTATAAGGTCAGATGTAGGCTTTTTTATGTTGGAAAAATTTCCTTTTGGAAGCGACTCGTTCAAGCGTATGATTGTCATGGCTAAAATGTGCAGAAATAACGACGCACAAGGTATGTTTAATGTACTCAAGGCAGAGTATCCAACAGATAAGACTATTTTTGTCGCTCATGCTGTAGACATGGAGAATATGGGTGGAGGAAATGCAAAAAGACCCTATTGGGAGCAATTAGTAGAATTAAATGATTTAAAGAATAATAATCCGGGTCAAGTAATTCCGTTTATTCATATAGATACAAGAAGGGAAAATTATTATGAGTTGTTCAAATGGGCTATGGATAATGACTGGGGAGGAGTTAAATTATATCCACCAATGGGTAAGTTTCCGTTTGACGAGGAGTTTGATAAAGTTTTCGATGATTGTGAGAGATTAAACAAGCCAGTATTAGCTCATTGCACTGCCGGAAATCCTATTTGTTGGAAAGGAAGTAGAAGAGCATTAAAATTATTATTAGAACAATGTAAAGTTCCTGTTGATTGGAAGAAATCAAATAAAGACCTGTGTGCTTATTTTACACATCCTGAAAATTATAAATGGGTATTTGCAAAACATCCAAAATTAAAAGTATGCCTTGCCCATTTTGGAAGAGAAAATGAGTGGGATAAAATAATACTAGGAATGTTAGAACAATATCAGGGACTTTATATAGACATATCATATTCCTTGTATGATGAAAAACGTTGGCCTAATTTACTTATACTTTTAAGAACTAATCCAACATTTAGAACTCGTTGTTTGTTTGGTTCTGATTGGTATTTGGATTTAGCAGAAGGTCAAGAAAAACAATTTTCTAAAAATTTAAGAGCTACTTTAGGTGAAGAACTATGGGAGCAAATCACAGTAATTAATCCGAAACATTATTTATATTCATAAAATAGTTTACATTTACAGAATATTTTTTTAGGTTTATTCTGCCATTTGGAAAAACAGTAGTTAAAAACGACTACTGTTTTTTTTATGCGTTATAATTTGTATAACAAAACAAATAATAGTTAAAGAACAGAAAAAACTATATTGTAAATACAAAATGAGTACTTTACTTTTACATCAAATATATTATAATGAATCAAACTCCAAAAAAATGGCCTGTGGGAATAAAATGTACATATACAGAAATAAACTGCATAGCACGAGTATATGGGTATTGTTGTGCAGAAAAAACATCAAGAATTAAAAATGCCTGTAATGAGCAAAATAAAGTAAAACCAAAAAAATAATGGACGATATTAAAACTGTAGACGACCAATATGGCAATTTGATTCGATGTTGTAATAATGGCAGGCGAATAGTCTTATCGCTTAAATTAGCAGCGGAAAAACGTGCTCGTAGGCTTGGATTTATAAACATCTCGACCCAGACATTTTTTGTCCGTCGTAATTCTAAAAAACATTTATTTATAAAATTAAACGCATACGGTTTTAATTACAAAATTCTAAGCGAAACCAGTAACTTTGACAAGGTTCGTCTGGACGATGAGAAGTTTTCTTGGATAATCCCTGTAAAGTACATACTAGAGAATGGTGTGTTTCTCAACTTCCTTAACAAAGGTGGATTTGAATTACAAATATTTATCAGTCTATCAAAAATTGAAAGTTATAAACGAAATAAAAACTTTTAATATAAAAAATTTGTTATTAAAAAATAATTATTACATTTGTAATGTACTAAAGTGGTTCAAAATGTTTAGATTATTCATTATTAATAATATACCCTCACGGGTACGTAAAGCCGGAAAAAAGGTATTGAACCACCTTAGTACACGGCTTTCGTGCTTTGTGAGGGTTACTTTTTAATATGCAAAGTAGAATTAATTTATTCAAACAATTGAGAGCATATTATAGCTTCGTATTTAACGAAAACAAGAATATTACTCCATCACATACAAGCCTTTATATGTTTCTATTAAATCAAAACAATCGTGCAAATTGGGTTGAATGGTTTAAATGCCCAGCCGATACTGCTATGTATGGAGCATTAATAAATTCAAATAAAACATATTACAAAATATTAAATGAATTGGTTGATTTTGGATTAATAGAATTACAAAAAGGAATAAATAATTATAAGGCACCTAAAATAAAAATAGTTATTTTAAATTACGAAAATGATATGGAAAAACCTGAAATTCAAATACCAGAATTAGAAAGTAGTAGTGTATTAAATACACGGCTACTTACACCTCTACTTACACAGCTACATACACTTCTACCTACACTCATAGATAAACATAATACTAATTTACAATTAACTTTAAAACTAACTAAAAAGAAGCGTGAAGATAAATCTTCTCTTTACACAAAAATAATTGACATTTATTCATTATGGTTTTTTAATAAATTTAAAACAAAAATTCAATTTGACGGTTCGGACGGAAAGGCTGTAAAAAAAATAATTTCATATTTGGAATCAAACGAGGCAGGTGACGAAAATGTTATTAAAAATTTTACAGTCGTTTTAAATAATTATGACCAATGGGATAAGTTTTATAAAAAACAAACACGAATAAGGCAAATAGAATCTAATTTATCGAATATAATAACATCATTTAAAAATGGAAACGAAAAATTCTCAGAAGAATCAATTAATGCAGCATACGAAAGATTTGGAAAATAATCTTCCGGCTTTAGTTGATTCAAACAAACCAATATTTATCAGTGAGTATTATAATAAAATGACTGTGGCAACTGCCCAGCAATCAACTCAAATATCTTCTATTAGACACGAAAAAGGTGTAGAATATTTAGAAAAGTTAATTATAAAGGTGATAACAGAAGTTTTAAAACTTATTCCAAATGATTTTAAAACCGACAATGTTATATATTTCACAAAATTAATTGTCAATGAATTTTGGCGGTGGAAAATAGATGACATAATGTATGGGTTATAAAGTTGATTTAATAAAATTAACAAAAGAATTAACGGAAATTGAAAATAAATAAGCGTCCAAAACATCAAAACAATATAAAAATTAGTTATCAAACATATAAATCAATATATTTTAATCAAATAAATGAACTTAAATTTGTAGAAAATTAACTTAAAATTAAAACAAATGACAAAATCACAGAAAAACATTTTTGAGATTATAAAGAATAATCCTCAAATAACCAGCACTAAAATTGCTGAATTGACAAAAATGCCGATTAAAACGGTTGCAAATAATTTAATTATTATGAATGCAGAAAACATCATAAATCGTGAAATGATTGAAAAACGGTTATGTTATACGGTTAAAGAAGTAAAATCGGAAGAAACTTTACCAATCGAAAAAGAAACACCTTCACATACACTCGAAAAAAAGCAACCAAAGGCTGTGAAAACTGTTTTAAAGGGCGAAAAGAAAAAAGTAACGCCAAAGGTTGTAAAAAAAGAAAAGGACGTAGTAATTAAAGTTAAATATGAAAAACAAAAAGGTGTTTCAAAAATTGTAATGGCTGAAATTGCAAAAGGTAAAACAACTTTAGAATCACTAAATAAAATTCTTTTAAAAACATTTCCAGAAAGACCGGAAAAAAACAACAAAACATATTTTGCTAATTTTCTTAAAGGCAAACGACCTCTTTTAATTGAAAGACGGCAAAAAGTGGAATTAATTATTGAAATGGAAAACGATGTTGCTTATTATTCGTTAAAAAAATAATGGGTATTGTTTCAAATATCTATTTAATAGATTGTCTGGAATACATGAAAACTATTCCAGACAAATATTTTAATCTTGCAATTTGCGACCCGCCCTACGGTATTGGTTTTTCAGATTACGAACGCTATTCAAGAAGAACAAAAACAAAAAAACGCTATACCGAAACAGGGGAAAAAAAATGGGATAACGATATTCCAATAAAAGAATATTTCTTTGAATTAATAAGAATAAGTAAAGAACAAATTATATTTGGTGGTAATTATTTTACATGTTTAACAGGAGATGAAACACCTAATTTAAAAACAATTCAACAATTTAAAAAATATATTGAGAAATCAAAACAAAATTGGATATTTTGGTATAAAAAAAATCCAGTTCCAAACTTTGCAGATGGTGAACTTGCATGGTCTTCATTTGGCTATAATGAACAAATCGATTTAATGTATTATGGCAATGTAGGTAGGGATAGAATACAAATACATCCAACGCAAAAACCAATATATTTATATAAAATAATTTTAAATAAATATGCTAAACAAGGCGATAAAATTTTTGATTCACACATGGGTTCTGGTAGTTCTGTTATTGCGGCTTGTGAAATGGATTTTGAAATAACGGCATGTGAAATTGATAAAGATTATTTTGAAGGTGCAAAAAAAAGAATTGAAAATCATTTATTGCAACTTGATATATTTAAAAACAAACCAGAAATTATTTTTAATATATAAATAAAAATGAAATTTCCTCATAAAAAATTAGTAGAAGCCGGATTCATTATGTACGACTTCAAAGACGATGAGATACATTACAAGAACCATTCTATCGGTAAGGATGTAAGTATTGAGGTAACGACAGAATATAAGCCTTTAAAACAATATGTAGAATTAAATATAAAGGAACGTTACCAAAAAATAGAGGTTAAATCATTCGATGACTTACTTTTACTTTGCAAACTTCTAAATATTTTAAAATAAAATAACATCTTTATTCTAATATGCGGGAAACATTATACATTATATCCGACATCGAAAAAGAAAACCTACAGCAATTAATTCAAAGATTAAGCGATAAAGGGTATCAAATACTAAACACGCATAGAAATACAGCATTGTCTGATTTAACATTATGTGAAAAAGTACTTTTATTGCCGGGTTATGATAACAATGAACACTGTAGAAAATTATATAGTCTAGCATTAAGTTTGAATAAAATATTTATTAGCAGATTACAATGCTATAATAAATACAGTCCAATTCAACACAGAATTGCAGCAACATACAGAAGTATAGGAAGAAACAGAATGGAAGATGTAAAATTACTGTTCAATAACATAGAATGATATGTTTTAAAACATTGCCTTATAAATTAGTATGACATACTTTTGTCAAAGTTAAACTTAAAAAACCATAGCGATTATGAAAAGAACTTACGATATAGAAGTTGAAGAAGAAAAAGACTTCACGGTAGAATTTACAGCAGAACCACACAAAGAAGATGACGGCATAGGTGCTTATGAATTTTGGGGCATGAAAGGTCACGACTCGCAGCCATACATATCTTGTGAGCGTTCAGATATAACGTGGAAAAAAGAGTTGCACAGCGACGAGCAAAATAAGCAAATCGAGCAATACTTGGAAAAGAATTACGAAACAATTGAAACGGAATTCTGCAAGGAATACGAAGACAACTTGCCAGACAAAGCAGATTTTATTGACGAAAATTAAACTTAAAATAAAACTATATATGATAAAAGAAGAAATAATCACAACCTATAAAGGTTTTGATGAAAATTTAAAATGTAAAGATTATCAATTTGAAATTGGAAAATCTTATGAAGAAAAAGGCAAAATCAAAGCGTGTAATAATGGATTTCATGCCTGTCCTCAACCTTTAGATGTGTTTTCTTATTATTCACCAACAACTAATAGATTCGCAGAAGTTGAACAATCCGGAACACTAGATAAAAGCGAATCAGATAAAATATGTTCGTCTAAGATAACCATTAAAGGTGAGATAAATTTATTCAATCTATTAAAAATAGGTGTTGAAAAAATATTATCAACCGTGAATTGGAAAGACAATAAAGCAACGAATACAGGATATAGTAGTGCTGCAACGAATACAGGAGATAGAAGTGCTGCAACGAATACAGGATATAGAAGTGCTGCAACGAATACAGGAGATAGTAGTGCTGCAACGAATACAGGAAATA